ATATTAATATTTAAAAGATTAGAATTAGCAATTATATTAGTATTTAAAACATTAGAAGTTTGATTAATATTTGTATTAAGATTATTAGAAGTTTGAATTAAATCATTTTTAAAAAGATTAGAAGTTTGATTAATATTTGTATTAAGATTATTAGAATTAGCAATTATATTAGTATTAAGATTATTTGAAGTTTGAATTAAATCATTTTTAAAAAGATTAGAATTAACAATTATATTAGAGTTTAAAATATTAGAATTAACAATTATATTAGAGTTTAAAATATTAGAAGTTTGATTAATATTTGTATTAAGATTATTTGAAGTTTGATTAATATTAGTATTAAGATTATTAGAAGTTTGATTAATATTTGTATTAAGATTATTTGAAGTTTGAATTAAAACATTTGAAGTTTGAATTAAATCATTTTTAAAAAGATTAGAATTAGCAATTATATTAGAATTAAGATTATTTGAAGTTTGATTAATAATAGATAATAAATTGTTATTAATATTACTTGAAGTATCTAACGATAATTGATTAATATTATTAGAGATGTTAGTTAATTCTGTATATAAATTAATATTATTGACAAAAATATTACTACAATTAATATTGCCAGCAACATCGAGTTTATAATTTGGATTTGTTTTTCCAATTCCAATTTGAGCATTTGAAGTAATAATAAATGTTGGATGATTATTATTATAAAACTCAACAAGATTATTATTAATAATTGCTGTATTTCCAAATATTTGAAGATTAGAAGCAATTAAATTAGAACTATATAATTTTTTTGTAAAAGAAATATCAAAAGTATAACTATCGTTTGTAATAAAACGGTTTGATGATCCTAATGGTATTATATCAGTAGTTAAATTCGAATTATTAATAAAAATAGAAGAACAATTAATATTTCCATCAACATTTAATTTATAATCATTTGTATTTGTTGTATTAATTCCAATATTTCCATTGGAATTAACAATAAAAATAGGATTATTATTATTGTTAATAATAAATGGATATAAATTATTATAATTTGAAATATTAATATTTGATGTATATAAAGGTTTTTCTATTTTTATTTCATTATAATTATTACTATATGTAATAGGAGAATTATATAAAAGTTCAAAATCTAAAATAGAATTAGAATTAAAAAGAAGTTTATTATTTTTAAAAATGATTTCTATATTACTATTATTATTTTCTAATCTAATTCCATTATTGGCAAATGTTATTAGATTATTATTTTCATATATATATGAATTACCTAATTTAATTTGTTTAACATAAATTTCATTTAAATATGATGAAGAATTTCCTATTTTATAATAATTATCAATAAAAGGGATTATATCACCTTTAATAATAGAATTATTATAAATTAAATTACCATTTATTGTTAAATTATTATTATAAATATTATTTACAATAAAACTATTTGATGTTCCTTTTTTAACGTTATCAGTTGTAAAATCAATATTATTAATATTAAGATTAGATAAATTAAAACCGTCACCTATAAAATAATTAGCAAAAGCATATCCATTTACATGAAGATTATAAGAAGGATTTAAAAGATTAATGCCCACATTAGAACCAACAATAATAAATGGACATCCACCATTAGCGAATGTTACTGGTTTATTTGATAAAACATTTAAGGTAAGATTAATAGCACCTGTGGCATTATTAACAATAGAAACATTACTTGCTGTTGTATATTTAATATAAGTTTTTGCATAATTAGAGCGAAGATTGTCTAAACTTTGATTATAAATATCGAGTAAATTATTATCATTAATAATAATATTAGATGCTTTAATATCACCATTTACAGTAAGATTTGAATTATAAATATTATTAATAATAAATTTATTACTTTGACCTTCTTTAATTAAATCGGTTGTAATTAAATTAAGACTTTTATAAAAAAAATTGCTTCCATATTGTTCTTTATAATAAAGATTACAAGAACCTTCGTTAATTAAATCACTATTTAATGTTTTTAATATTGATATTATTTTTTCATTCGTTAAATAAAAATTATTCGAACCTTCTTTTATATTATCAGTTGTTTTTGTTGATAAATATTGGTTAAATCTTGGCAAGGTTAAATATAAATTACTATTTCCTTCTTTAATATCATTTGTAGTTTTACTTAAAATAAGATTATTAAAAACATTATTTATTTTATTTTGATTATAATATAAATTATTTGTTCCTTCTTTAATATCATCACTTGTTTTTGTTTTAAGAATAACATTAATATTACTCAAAAGTCTATCAGTTGTTAAATAAAAATTACTATTACCTTCTTTAAGATTATCAGTAGTTATTTGACTTAAATAACTAACAATTCTATTTAAAGCTAATTGATTTGTAAAAAAAAGATTATTAGAACCTTCAATAAAATCATCAGTTGTTTTGGTTTTTATATAATTATCTACTTTTTCTTGTGTAATATAAAAATTGTTTAAACCTTCTTTTAGACTATCAGTAGTATATGTATTAAAGATTGTATATATTGCGTTTGATAAATAATTATTGTTAAAATAAAAATTATTTGAACCTTGTTTTATATTATCAGTAGTTATATTATTAATATTACTATAAAAAGCATTACTATCACGTTCATTTGTATAATATAAATGATTCAAACCTTCTTTAATAAAATCACTATCAATTATTTCTAAATTACTATAAATAAGATTATTTGTTCTATCTTTGGTAAAATAAATATTATTACTTCCTTCAATTAAATCATCAGTAGTTTTATCACTTAAATTAACATTTGTTAAACGACTTCCATCTCCTGATATAAAACCTTTTACTGTCAAATTTGTTGTAACTATATTATTTAAAATAAGATTAGTATCAATATCAAATGTGTTTGTTTCAGACCATTTCATAAGTCCGTCAGTGTTAGTTGTAAGCATAAGACGCGAAAAGTTAGAAGGTAATTCAGGTAATGTATAAGTAATATTACTTATTAAATATTCAGAAGCTTTTAAAGTTATTGTATTATTATTGCTATTTTTAAAATTAAAACTATCAGTATTTAGACCACCTTTAATATATAAAGAACTTTTATCAGAAACATCAATAATATCATTTGAATCATAACCAATTACAATGGGTATAGACGAAATACCTAAATAAAGTTTTTCATTATCTTTACAAATAACATTATCAATATTTAATAAATATTTATTATTAATATTATTTCCAATAATAATTTGATTACTATCATTAATTTCTGTTGAATTATTACTTCCAATAACAATTGCTTTATTTGCATAATTTTTAGTAAAATTATTTTTACCAATTATTATTGATTGATAAACTGGGTTTTCGCTATTGTCATTACCAATAACAACTGAATTATTACCAATAATATTAATATTAGAACCTATACCTATATTATTATTTCCTATTATATTTATCTTTTTTCCAATAGATACAATATTATCATTATTTTCATTATTTTCATTATAAATATCATAACTAATTATGAAGTTTTTAAAATATAATTCAGTAATATAATTATTAAGTTTAGTTGAGTTAATAATATTCGATGTTATATAAAAATTAAAACGAATAGTATCACAGTCAATTAATTCATCATCAATTAAACCAATAGTTATTTTATTATAAGTATTAAATAATAATTCATAATTATAATTGTTATAATTATAGTTTCTTAATAATTGTTTATTTTTGTAAAAACTTAAATTAAAATCATAAATATTATTTACGCTAATATATGGAAATAAAACATTAGGCATAACATCAAATTTTATAATTGTGTTATTTAAATTAATATCAGTTATATCGTATTCTAAAAATTGATAATTATAATTATAATTTTTATAATTATTTATCAAAATAGCATTAGAACAAATAAAATCATTATTATAAATATTATAATTTAAAAATCCAAAATAATTATAAAAATGTTGATTATCAAAAAGTAATTTATTATTATTTGTAATTATAAGTTTTAAAGAAATATTTGTAAGGTTTTTATTTTTTAAATATAAATAATAATCTTCGAGTTTAATAATATTAAAACTTGATTGATAATCAATTACATATGTTGGATATTGACTACTTATTATATTATTTTTAATTGGCAAATTATTAAATAAATATTGTTCTTTATATACAATTTGATTTTCAGTTATTATATTAATAATAAATGAAATATTATTAATATTTTGCGAGGCATAATAATAACCATAAGAAACATTAATTTTAAAATTATCATTATTTGTATTATTATAATTTTGATAAATGATATTATCAAGTTCATTTAAATTAACTGCTCCAATTGGATATCTATTAATATCAGAAATAAAACCATTAGTAGGATTTTCAATAAAACTTATATATATATACGAATATTCATTTTCTGTTATGTTTATTAAATTATTTATAATATAATTTTTTAAAAAAATATAATCAAATGAAATAACATTTATTACAATTTCATTTGATTTAATAATAATTTCTTTTGAAAAATTCAAAGTAATTGGTGGATTTGGTGTAAGATTATAATTAATAAAAGTTCTTGTAAAATTTAAAGTTTTTTCAGCACCTTTTATATATTCATTATCATTTATAATTATAAAAGGAGTAATACCACAACTATCAGTTATATTATTAAAAAGATTATTTGATATATAAATGAGATTATTAACATCAAATGACAAATTAGATACTATATTATTTTTAAAAGTTCCATAAGTTGGAGAAGTTGATATTAAAAAACGTAATTTATATTCATTTGAATTTAAAATAATACCATCATTATCATTAAAATATACTGTTTTTGTTTCAATATCTAATCGAGGTATTGCGATTCTTCTTATTATACTTTTAGGTATTGTTACATTAGATGATGTATTAAGCAAATTAAAAATTTGATTACTATTTAAACTAATAGTTGTTATATTAGAATCAATATTTAAATTATCATTTGTCGTATAAATAACTTTATTTTCACCTTGAATAATTAAACAATCTTTTTTTAAATATGGATTAATAAAATCTATTATTAAATTCTTTTTTTCAATTTGAATATTTTTTTTTAATTCAATTTTATTATCAACAGAATTAAAAATATTCGAATATAATTGCTTATATCCATCATATAATAAATTAACATTACTATTAAAACTAATGTTCTTTAAATCATTTTCTTTAAGTCCATTATGAAAAAATATTTTGGATTTTTTAATATTTATATCATTACCAATTGTAAAAAGATTTGTACCTTGATTGCTATTATTAAAACCTATTATAACATTAGAATAACCGTAATTATAGTTACCGTGACCTATTGACGTAGATAATATAGAAGTATAATTATCACCAATAGTAATTGAATTATTGGCATTTGAATTATAATTGTAACCAATAATTATGATTCGATTGCCAGTAGTTATATTATCACCAGCATTAAAACCTAATAAAACTGATTTTTCAACATTTATAGAAGTTAAACCTGCTTTATCACCAATAAAAACATTATCATATAAGTTTAAAAACTTACCACATGAATTACCAATACGAATTGAATTAAGTGACCTCGTTTGAATATCATCATAGGTAAGAATACTTGAATTACCAGTTTGATTAATTTTATTCAAACCATCTAAACTCATTTAATAATAATTGTAGATACTATTAAATAAAAATAAAAATTATTGTTTTTTTATTATACTATTATATAAGGTTTTTTATTTATAATATTATCAGGTTTTTTCATATCTATCATAAATAAATTTTGTTGTTTAAAGAAAAATAATTCAAATATTTTTTTATCTGAATTTCCAAATAAATCTTTATAAATATAAGATAAATCATTTAATTCATTTACAATATATTTAATAGAGTTAGTATTAGAATCAGTAGTATAATTAAAAAAATTACTATTATATTTTTCTACTAAAATTTTATTAATTCTAAAATAATCATTTAATTTATTATATTTATATATATCTGTTTCTGTTTTAGTTAGTCCAAAATCCCAAATCATCCATATGTATCCTAAATTTTCTATATAAATATCTTTGCCATAAATATTATAATGAAAATATCCTCCTTTTTTTATTTTATGAAATAAAAAGTTTTTAAAATGACAATCGTTATGATAATAACCATTTGTAAAATGATGAAAAGATAAAACTGATAACATTATTTGTTTATAAGCATTTAAAGTAAGATTTTCATCTTTATTAAAATCTAAAAAATTTTTATAATTACCATCGGCAAGTTCATTTATAGCAATATAATATTGTTTTTTTTTAATAATATCAGGCAAATTATTATTATTTGTATCATTACAATAAATATATTTATAAACCAGTAAAAAATGGGGGTTTTTATCTTGTAATGTATTTTTTGACATATTTTGCGATATTATAATTTCATTATAATTATAATAATTTCTTGGCATAAGTTTAGTAGCAAACATTAAATCACTAAACTTGCTTTTTGTTAAAAAAATAACACCATATCTACTTTTACTTCCTATTTGTTTTTTTAAAAAAATAGTTCCTTGTGATAGTTTGTATTCATAAAATTTATTTTTACTTTTATTAGAAATTAAACATTGATAAGAATTAATTGATTGTATTTTTTTAATATTTTTTTTATAATTTTTTATTCTTGTATAATATAAATCTTCTGTGTTATTTATTATATTCATAATTTGATATCTATTCTTTTTTTATATTTTAATTTTTGTAGGTTTAATTTTATTTTGATATTTCTTTAATAATTTGAAATATTTATTTGTTTTTTTATTTAAATATTCATCACTATTTGGCATTTTAAATTCATTTAATGGTGTTGATAATTTTCTAATTTCTTTATTAGAATTAACTTTTTTTGGTTTTATTTCTTTATAACAACATTTTACATCATATTTATTTTTTTTTAAAACTGGATAGTTATCTGGACAATTATTATTATCATCGGGACGTCTATTTTTAGGACAACTTGTGTTATAATTTATTTTAGCTTGTAAATTATCTTTATAATAATTACAAGCTTTTCTTTTTATTTCATCAATATTTAATTTATAATTTTCTTTACATTTTGCTAACGGTATATTCTGTTTTTTACATTGAGGTAAATATTGAACATACGGATTTGGTTTTACACATTTTTTTGTTTTAAGTGAATAAACGCACGTTGGATCTTTACAATCATTCATTATCTAATATTTGATATTAAAAAAATTATTTCATTTTATATAAAAATTTATTTATTTTATAAAATAAATAAATAGCAGCAATTTTTGTAATAGAACCTTTATTATTGTGTTTATTATTTGTTTTAGAAATCATTATATTCTTATTATTATTCTTATAAATAAATATCATTTTTTATATAAATAAATTATATAAATAAACCAATCCATACATACATAAATATTTATTGATATTTATAAATAATCTACAAATTATATAAATAGATGTAATTTTTATTTTAATTAAATAATTTGGATTAACATTTTTTGTTATTTGAGCAACTAATATTGGTAATATTAAAGATATACTATATAAAGAATGCCAAGTGTTATTAGTTATTATATTTTTTCTTACAAGTGTAGATAAAAAAGTTGATAAATGTATTGGAAACATTATCATAAAAGCATTTTCATATAATCCATTATCGCTTAATAATAATGATGATATTGCTATTATTTGATTTATTGCGTAATATTTTTTTGTAATATATTGTATAACTTTATTATTATCATTTGGTATATCTCTTGTTGTAGTTTTATTATCATTTTTATATTTATAAGAAACAAAATCAGCAATTAAGTGATGTAATAAAACAATAAATAATCTACCATAAATATTATTATAATATAATGAATATAACATTATAAAAGTAGATCTTGATATAAATATTATATTATGAAGTTGTAATTCTTTCCAAATTATAATTTTACTATTAAACCTTTTAATAGGTACATGAAATAAAAATGATGATAAAGATAATGATAAATGAATTAATGGTGTAGCAATAAGTAAATAATAATTAGATGAAAACATATAACCATATGTAATTTTATAAATTAATCTTAAATTATAGTTTAATAAACAAAATATACCTAATGATTTGTGAATATGATATTTATCATGATTTGTTATTAACGTATCCATTATTATTTTTATTATAATTATTTTTATATCTTGCAAATATCTTTATAAAAAACTTTAAGTATATAATAAAATGATATTATATTACAAAACCAGCACCACAAAGATCCCCAAGTATTACTCTTTTTATATAAAACAATTGTTATAATCAATAGTAAAGTTATAAATATAAATGATAAGTATATTTTATCAATAATCCATCTTGATGTTAAGAAGATATACCATATTAAGACAATAAGAATATTCCAATTTAACCAATTCCAAGATAAATGACCGTTTTTATGTGGTGTTGATGAAAAATTTATTGTATTTATTGGTATTATAAAAAGATATAAAATAGCTACAAATAATAAATAAGCAATTAATATATATGGTATTAAAGATGGTTTTGATTCAATTTTAATTATATTAAAGATTGGTTGTGATAATATAAGTAATAATCCTAATTGAGATAATAATCTATTAGAGAATGTTTTAGACCATATAAAATATTCAATTAGTTGCATAGTAATGACTGATTGATAGAATATGAAAGCAGGCATTTTTATATCACCATTATAATAAGCAAATGACGAAGCAAATAAACCAAATATATATGTATTTAAAGAAATATTTGCATTCCAGCACATTTACTATAAAAGTAATTTATAATAATAGTTTAAAAAAATGATTTATAATTTTAATATTTATTTATATGACTGCTAATAATCATAAATGTATTATTGAATTTTATAATAATAACAATGCTAAATATTCAATTAAAACAAATATTCAAATATTTAGATTACCAAAAGATGAAAATAACATTAAAATCTCTTTTTCAGGCAAAGAAGATGTTATTAATTTCGAATTTGATACACAAGAAGAAGATATATTTATAAATATAGAAATAGATAATAAGAAGATTGAAATTACTAATAAAAATGATTTTAGATTAAATACAACTGTAAATAAATATAAAAATAGATTGGCATATAAA